ATGGAATTACCAAAAGATCCAGTCATGCTTCTTAGCGTGATCAATACAGAACTCAGAGATAAATATCCATCGCTGGACGCACTATGCGAAGACCGCGAAATCACAAAAACATCTATTACAGATACGTTGAAAGGGATTGATTATGAATACGATAACATCAGGAATCAATTTGTCTGATCCTGCACCGCATAAGGAACCGGAAAGACAATATTATTTCATAGAAAAAGCGAAAGAATACGTAAGAAAAGAAGCAGAAGAAGCAGGAAGGCCGATGACTTTCTGCGTCACAACCTTTGGGTGTCAGATGTACTCGGTAATAAAGAATTTGATATGTATGACGTCATAATCAATAAACCCCGTAAACTCAGTGCTTACGGGGTTGTTTTTATTTGTAGAGTAACGTATGGGAAAGACCATTGATGAATACAATTTCTACAATCTTGCGTTCTCTGACTACGATATGGTCAATTACAGAATTCATGAATTGTTTTAGGGATTCTTCATCAAGCGTGGCAAGTTCTTTGTAGTCAACAAATTCTCCACTGTTTATTTTATGCATCAACAGAAATTCAGATGCCGACTTAATAAATGCAACTTGATCTACATTGGTTGCAATTGGCGCGCTTAGTCCCTTAATTTCATTTTCAATCTTTACTCTGTCAGCTTCTAATGACGATTTCATTTCAAGAAATTCCTTTTCGTCCATTCCGTCATCACTAAAGAGATATACTTTTTTTAACCGTTCCATAGCACGATTTACTTTCTGCAACCTCTCATTCAGCTCAGATTGCTTGGAATCAACGTCAGTCTGTTGTTCTTTGGATAATGTTTCAGCAGACCATAGAGCGCTCTTAGAAGCGCTATAACCGGATATTAATTCTAATGTCTCTTGTAGACTGTCATTCGCAATCCCGGCTATATTTGAGAAGTTGATATGGGAGAGCAGTACTTGTTCTAATGACTTAGTGTCTTTTATGAATTTCCTACTTTTAGATGCATCAACCATAGCAGCTATATAGTTAATCATAAACGGTCCTATCTTCACATCACTGACGTTTAAGTTGTCGCAATGGTTCTTTTGATACTTTCCAGTACATGCGTAAGAGGATGGTCTGAATCCACTTCCTTTACGGCGGTCTTTTGCTGTTACTTGGTAGTTGACTCCACATTTTCCACAGACAATTAATCCGGCAAACACGTTACAGTTTTTACGAATTGTATGCATAGAGGATGTATTTAGTTTTAAAGTATTTTCATCCATGCGTTTGTTGACTAGTTCCCATGTTCTAGGTTCTACCAATGGTGGAAATGCATTTTCAATGAAAACAACTTCTTCATTTGGTTTTTTGCGTCCTCTGGCGCTTTCCCTGTAATTGTACCGGTATGCACCTTTATTTATTGGATTCCTTAAGAAATCAGCAACAGTTTTAGATGTCCATTCGCCACCACGCTTGGTTGGAATGTTATGTGCGTTATTGTAATCTCGAATTGAAACCGTTGAGCCTCCATTGAGATACATTTCATACATAGCAATGGCGTACTGAGATTCTTTCTTTGAATGCACGGGACATTGTTTTTCTTCATCCCAATCCCAGCCATACGGAACGCGCGCGCCATTCCATTGTCCGTTTTGCGCTCTGCCAATCATTACGTCTGTGACACGCTCTGACGTGAGCTTGCGTTCCAATTCTGCAAATACTAGGATAATCTTCAAGATGGCTTCGCCGATTGCGCTAGAGGTATCGAATTGCTCGTTCAGCGAAATAAAGGTTACGTTGTTGTACTTGAAATCATCATACATGAGAGAGAAGTCCACAAGATTTCGTGAGATTCGGTCAATCTTGTATACAATCACATGAGAGACTTGTCCTGACTTTACTTTTCCCATCATTCGTTCAAATGCCGGACGCTTTGTATTCTTACCGGATTTTCCAGCATCTTCGAATATTTCTATGCGATTCTTGTCAATATGCAGAACATGTTCACAATAAGCTTTCAGTTCTTTCTTCTGGAATGGGAGAGAGTCTTTATCTACTTGGTATCCTGTTGATACACGGACGTAGAGTGCTACGATTTTCTCATTTTGTTCTGCCATAAACATCATTCCTCCTTAAAAATGAGTATAAAAATAACAGCCAGCAAAGAACATTCGTTCCGCTTGCGTGACTGCCTGGAAGATGATAAACTAAATTTGCGGGATTTGGTATTATCTTCCAGATAGTGCCAATTGGCTCCGGTGTTGGTAGCATCGGGGCTTTTATTTTATTGTGCTAAATCATGTTTTTATTATCACAGACATATAATTGTTTGATAGCTCCGTGAAATATTGCTGAGAGCGAAGTTTTTCTGTTAAAAAATTCTGTTGAGAAACAATATATTTTACTTGCTCATTCGTATCACACTTATAAATCAACTCTATGTCTTCACCTTTAAAATTCGCATTAACAAGAACTACATTTACATGCATATTTTCTTGGAATAACGTAGTGTATATTCTAGCCATGTCCTGCAATATTTTTTGCCCTTGAGCCTCCAACTCTGGAGATATGACTTGCTGTTTGACTACATATTTGTACAGGAAATCCCTGTCCCATAAAATAATTTCTGCTCTGCTGGCTAAGTCTTTTGCTGACTGAGTAAAATAACTATTTGTCATCACAATTCCAATCTGGCAATTATAGTATTGCATGCCAGCAACAACTTCTTGCACTGCTTTATTCCCTACGTTACTAGAATAACGCTTACACTGAATAGCGCAACGTATTCCATCTTTTAATGCAATAACATCAACGCCTTGATCGCCACTTGCTTTTGTTACGTTAATATCATAAAAGCCATTTGTTTGAAGTATTTGTGCGCAAAAACGCTCAAATTCATATCCATTCATATTATCAATATCTAGGATGGATTTCTGAGTAACAGCGGTTGACGATTGGCTCGCTGGCTTAAAAAGTTGGTATCCACATTCAGTACACCATTGACAATCATCGCTAAGTAATTTTCCGCAATTGGGGCATTTAACTTTTACAACTTCTTTTACCCTTGGATTTTTTATTTGGTATGCAATCCATAATATAAGGTCCAATGGCAGCATGGCTACGATAAAAAATATAATTGTTATAAATGCTCCTTTTATAAATCCAAAATAGTTGATTGTTGAAGAGCAACAAATTGCCGTAATCACTATTGTCGGGATTGGAAATAAAAATTTTAACACCTTATTTTTCATATGTTCATTCCTTTATACCAATATATTCCAGATATAATTTCTTTTATTTTACAGATACTAGCATCATGAAAATACTATTATCTCAAATCATGTACGAAAGAAATATTTCTGACCGCCAGCTTGAAAGAATGTCTGGCGTGTCTAAATCAACGATTCATCGTATTGCGAACGAAGAAACATCTCCAACATTGGAAACACTTGAGAAGCTTGCTATAGCTCTTCATGTTCGCATATCAGACTTTTTTGAGTCTGATTACAAGTAAATGTCCCATATATGGGACGATTCCTTATTTTTCCATAAGTTTTTGTAACCTCCCGTGTCTATAATTATAGAAAGGGGCGAGAACCTGTCGAAAATCATCATTGCATTTTACATCCGATTGATGTATGATTGCTTTAAAGGATTTTCGAACATGCGTTCTGCTAGAACGGGAGGTACATAGCATATGGACGAACAGGATTACAAAAAACTTATTATTGAATGCGTAGAAGGTATTAAAAGTGTTAGCGCGTTAGAATACCTCTATACATTCATAAAACATTTTGTGAAGAAGTGGGGGTAATCCTCACTTCTTTTGAATAGGTAGCATAGAATCAATCATATTCATAACCAATTGTTTATCCCTCTCGCTTAACAATGAAAATTTTTCAATCAGTTCTATGTCTCCTTCGGCTTCCGAGGATGACAGTTCCTTTTTCATTGGAACGTCAAAACCCATTAACCAAGCTTCATTTACGCCTAACGCTTTTGCAAGTATAAATAGTTTCTCTTGGTTCGGCTCAACCTTGCCGGACACATATTGACTTATGTCTGATTTGTTCATCTTCACGTCATATTTAACACAATATGGTTTTGTCATATCAAGGATATCCACTTGTTTTAAATTTCTATTGTCCATTATTTGTTTTAATCGGATAGAAGTGTTTTCCTTCTTCATATTATTGTACCGCCTTTCTGTGCTTAATATAGCATATCTTGAAGAAAAGTTCAATATTCCATATCAAAAAAGTCAAAAAGTTTGAACTTTCCTATTGACGTTATTAAAATCGTGTGATAACATGAAAGCAGTTCAAAGTATTGAACTATTGATGAAAGGAGGGGATTACAGTGGCATTCAATTACGACAAGCTTAAAGGTAGAATAATTGAAATCTTTGGTGCGCAGTATAGATTTGCAGAAGCCATGGGAATGTCAGACAGAACGCTGTCTCTAAAGTTAAATGGTGGCGTTCCTTGGAATCAATCGGACATTTGCAAAGCAGTTTCATTATTAAAATTGAAAGATTCAGATATTCCAGAATATTTTTTTAACGAAAAAGTTCAAATCTTTTAACTTTAAGCTAGCAATCTAGAAGAAAGGAGAAGCATGAACGAATTAGGATATGAACCGTTAAAGGAAATAGTTATTCACATTGGCGAAGATGGCGAGTTTGTCAATACAGATAAAATTCGAGTTTATGTTGATGGTGTGAAAATCAAGAATCTCCGAGGGTTCAAATTTAAAGCAAAAATGGGAGAACCCCCAGAAATGACAGTGAAGAGAGTTATCTACGGTCAACCGAGTTTGGATCAGAATGGATATAGTAATCCATCACCTCGCCCTGTGCCAGTACGCAGTCGAGCGAAGGACATTCTCCAAGTTGATAAAGAGGACAGCTCTGATTGTAAACAGTAGTGACTTTGAATAGATTCGGATTCTCAAAATCACCAACGTTTTCAACTTCACATTCGGAAATGAAACCTTCCGATAATTTGGAACATGTGAACTTGACTTTCTTTTTCACAAAAACACCTCCTTCCACGGAGGATTATATCACAGAAAGGAGATAGGATGAACGAATTACTAAAAATCAATTATGACACAGAGACTCCAACAGTCTCGGCAAGAGATTTACATGAACAGCTTCATATCAAAACAGCGTTCAAGGACTGGTTTCCTAGAATGTGTGAATATGGCTTTGAAGATGGAAAAGACTTTTGCTCAAAAATGAGCGAAAGCACTGGTGGTAGACCTTCAAAGGAATATGACATTTCCATAGATATGGCAAAACAGATTTGCATGATTCAGAGAACGCCGGAAGGAAAAGAAATCAGACAGTATTTCTTAGACCTGGAAAAAGCCTGGAACACACCGGAACAAATCATGGCAAGGGCGCTCAAGATGGCAAGTCAATCAATCGAGTCTCTGAAAGACAGATGTAAATTCCTTGGAGATCAGGTCGTTGAACAACAGCAGATTATCACAGAGCTACAACCGAAAGCAAATTATGTGGATAAGATTTTACAGTCTAAATCATTGGTAACTATCACACAGATTGCAAAAGACTACGGCATGAGTGGAAGAAAGTTCAATCAAATTCTTAAGGAATTAAAAATTCAGTACAAGGTTGGTGGTCAATGGGTTCTGTATTCCAAATATCAGAATAATGGATATGTTCACAGCAGGACAATTGATATTACAAGAACTGATGGCAGACCAGATGTGACGATGCAGACAGAATGGACACAGAAAGGCAGATTGTTTCTGTACGAGGAGTTAAAGAAACATGACTATATTCCAGTGATTGAGCAGGTGGCGTAGGAGGTAAGAAAGATGTCAACAATAAATCCACCTAAAATAGAAATCAAAACAGATGGAACCAAGACGGTTGTGAAAATTAACGGCGAGGAAATAAACAAAGTCAGAGGGGTTTTGTTCAAACAAGAACCTGGAGATGTTCCGATAGTTCAAATTGATATTCTCGCAGTCGATATGACAATTAATGCAGATGTGATACCGGCTCTTCCAGATGTGTTTAAGCCGTTTTATGAACTGAAAGAGCCAGATTAGATTAAAGGTGCTCCGGTGCCAAATCAATAAGCGGACAGTTATCTACGAAACATTGATTGCCGGATTGAAGAAACTTACAGGATGCCAGTCCTTTTACATATTGTTTTGATTCTTCGAAATCTGAGACATCAATATAGTTCACAGATACTGAATATTGCTTATTTTGAGTCGGGCAATATCCGGAAAACGTCTTAATCATACTATCACCTCCAAGGTGATTATACCACAGAAAGTAGGTTGGAAGATGCCTGGACATAATTTTAATCACTTCACAGGAAAAAGGAAAAATCCGGCGAGAAGTAAGAAGAAGCGAGTAGTTAGAGAGAAGCAGAAGCCGCATGTAAATAAATATAAAAACAGAAAGCAGGTTTGAAATGAAGAAAGATAGTGACTTTTGGATATTCTACTTAATTGGCTGGATAGCGTCTATGTTGATGTTATGGATATTTAATATCATTTGATAATCAGCGGTAATAGACACGTAGCAATCCATTTAATGAATAAAGCAGTAACAGAGGTTGCAACGCCAAAAAGGAAACCGTAAATACGATTCTTCCATATTTCATGGCATTCGATGATATAGCTATAAGCTTCAATTTCACCTTTGTCGGTAATTGTAATAGTGGTCCCGTCTTTGCTTTCACGTATGTAATCGTGATTAACTTCGAGATACCAAAGGCAACCATTTATGGAATTATCAGAGTATTTTTCGGAAGAGCGTTTTGGAAAAAACAGTCTTTTGATTTTATAAAAATGGTCATAAATCTGTTGAGTTGAAAGTTGTTTGTATTCATTGATGTATTTAAGGATAACTAATTCTTCTTTGGACATGACGATACCTCGCAAATGTTTTTATTCATTATAGCAGAAAGGGGAAGCTTTATGGACGAAAAACTCAAAAGAATAGAAGCTGAGTTGAAGAAACTCGGAATCAATACTGTTGATGACTTGAATAAGGCAATCAAAAATCAAGAAAAGCTCGACTTATCTCTTATGGTTTCAAAGCTTCCGGAGAAAGAGAGGATTGCCGGATGATTGAAGCGGAGATAAGTTGTAGCACTTGCAGTATGAAAAATCACTGCATGGAACGTAGCCGTGAATATCCATGTATTGATTATAAACCGCAGACAAAGGAACAAGAAAGGAGACGGGATGGAGTACGTAGAACTGAGACCAGATACGCCACTGGAGAAACGGCGCAGAGTACATCAGCTTGAAAGAGAGCATGAGGTCCTTACATATAAAAGTATGATACTTGTCATTGGAATACTGGCGCTGACAACTGTATTTAGTCTTATGTGTCGAATATCAATTATGTAGAAAGGAGAACTAAGTATGGGTGTAATGAAAGAAATTCCCGTATTAATGACCGATAAGGATTTTGACTTGGAGTATAACACTCTCAAAATCAAGATGGAAGATGAAAAACAGAAAGGGCATGACTGGGGTATGAGAATATCTTACTTGATCGGCTGGACTACTAGTGATACAGCTCCGATACATACACCGGAACAGTTGGGTAAGATATATGCCCTTGCAAATTAAAAACGCGCGCTCGGAAAAAGGAGTTTCCCAAAACGCGCAAAATCAAAAAATTACCAATTTCATATTAACACAGGAGGGCTTATGAAGCAACCAAAAAAATTAACACTGGCAAATAAAAAGTTGCTTGGTGAACTCGGATTGAATCCGAATGAGTGGATGAATCTGTTCGAAGATGATTTGTACTTACATATCGTTAAAAAGGACAGTTCAGATAGAAAAATCATTGATAAAGCAAGGAGGACGATTACAGGTGAAGCAGATTAAATTGCTGTCCATGCACATTCAGAATTTTAAGGGGTGCAAGGATAGAAAAATAGAGTTTGGTGATAAAACTAGAATTTTCGGAGCGAATGCGACAGGAAAAACAACCGTGTTTGATTCGTTTACATGGTTACTGTTCGGAAAAGATTCTCTTGGAAGCACAGACTTTGACGTCAGACCATTGGATGCAGATGGAAAGATGATTAATAACATTGAGATTTCCGTAGAAGCAAAGATTTCTGTAGATAGTGATGAATATGAGCTAAAAAAAGTTCAGAAGCAGAAATGGGTTAAGAAGCATGGAACTGATACAAGAGTGTTCCAAGGCAACGTGAATGAATTTGAAATCAACGGATACCCGAAAAGCCAAAAGGATTTTAAAGACTTCATTTCTGGAATCATTGATGAGGATGTATTCAATATGATTACAAATCTAAATGCTTTCAATGCATTAGCCTGGAAGAAACAGCGTGAAATCCTTATGAAATTTGTTGGAAGCTTCTCTGACGTAGAAATCGCAGAGGGATTAGATGAGAAGTACGCAAAACTTATCCCGGAGCTGAGAATTGCCAGCACGGAAGATATTTTGAAGAAATACACCAAAGCGAAAACGGAATTGAATAAGGATATGGTTGAGATCCCGGCACGTATTGATGAAATCTCCAAACAACTTGTGATTGCGGATGTTGAAGCATTGGAAGTTGAAAAGACAGCAAAAGAAGTAGCATTGCAGAAAGTCGAAGATGAAATTTCTGGTGGTGCCGGAAAGCTTGAAGAAATCAATAAGAAGCGTGAAGAGATTCTTAATCTTAAATTTCATATTTCTGAGATTCAGAATGAAGAGAATCAGAAGCTCTTTGATAAGTCAAAAATTGTTCGAGACAATCTGAATGCGAGAGATCGAGAGCTGTCAAATGTGAAACGTGAGATTGGTAATCTTTCTGATGAAATTAAGGCAGTACACAACATGTATGAGGCGCAGGAACGAGAGAAAGACAAGTTGCTCGTAGAATGGCGCTCCGAAAAAGCAAAGACATTTCCTGAGTTTGTCCCGCTGGATCCGTTGCCGGAAAGAGCAACTATTTGTCCGACATGTGGTCGTGAGCTTGCTGAAGGTGTGAAGAAAAAGATATTGGATGTTTATGAAGCCAGTGTTGAGTTACATCAGAACAAGTACAGTGAGGACAAGGCTAAATTCGAAGAGGCTAGGGCAAAGAAATTAGAACAGATCGAGAAAGACGGTAAAGAAGCTGCTGCTTCCAGGGATAAGCTCAAGACAAATGAAACTGAACTTCACAAGAAAATGGACGAGTTGAATATTCAGTTAGCTGATACTCAGAAGAAATATGATGATGCAAAAGCTGAGTTGGACAAATTCCCAACTAAGGCTGATATTTCTGAAAACGTAGGATACAAGGCAACTATCGAGAAAATCTCGGCACTTGAAAAAGAGATTGAAGAAATGAGTGCTGAATCTACTGGAAAAACAGAGCTTGAAGCAAAAAAAGCAGTTCTGAAAGACGAAATTGCGGAAATTGATGGAAAGATTGTGGCAGCAGACAATTCCAAAGTAAAGGAACGTATCGCAGAACTTGAGGCTGAGCAGAAAGAAGTCGGACAGAAAATCGCTGAACAAGAGCAGATGATTGACCTTGTGGAAGATTTTATCAGGGCAAAAATGAATATGATCTCAGAGAAAATCAATGAAATGTTCAAGATTGTTTCGTTCAAGCTCTTTGACGTGCAAATCAACGGTGGTATCAAGGAAACTTGCGAATGCACTGTAAATGGAGTTCCACTGTCCAGTCTTAACAATGGTCATAGAATCGTTGCAGGACTCGACATCATTCATTCTTTATCGAATTTGTATGAAGTTATCTGCCCGATTTTTGTGGACAATGCAGAAAGCATTAATGACTTCAACGTGCCGAAGATGGACGCGCAGATGGTTTATTTGATGGTAACTGATGACAAGGAATTAAAAGTAGAAAGCGAGGACAAATAAGATGATTAGTTGCGAAACCGGGAAAGTGAAAATCACTGGGAAAACTGATGAAATAAAAGCAGAAGCAACAGTTTTAATGAACGCAATGTATGGCGCTATCTGTAAAGAGGAGGGTGAAGAATCTGCTGATAAATTTTTCGATAAGCTTACAAAAAGGGCAAAAATGAGCAAGCTAGGGCTTATAAGTGATGTGCTTGGTTGCATCGGAGAATGCGTAGGTGGATTCAAAAAAGACAAGAAATATATTTTCGATAAAGATACGTATATCAAAGATATGAAATCAAGTGATGGATTTGACGATAAAGATCTAGAATTTGCGTCTAATTATGACGGCGAAGAAGTGGAAGTAATTGCGAGCAGTTTGGGTCTTGTCGGTAAATTATATCCTGTTCATCCAGACTGGTGCAAGGAAGCTGAAGAGGAAGAAATTATTAAGGATATGTTTGAGCCTGGAAAGAAGTATGTCTTTGATGCTGAGCTTTGCAGAAAAGACGAATGTGATGTTCAAGATAATGGCTGGATCAACGAAATTGATGGAATGGAAGTAAGGGTGATAACACCAATTTTAGGACTAGCCAAGTTTTATAAAATTGCCCCTACATGGTGCAGAGAGGTTGAGTAAAGGAGAAAAATATGGCAGAAAATGAAGTTGCTAAAAAACAAGAATTTACCACTGGATTGAGCCAGTGGACAAACACAATCACCGGACTTGTTTCAAGAGATTTTGAGCAGAATGGCGTTCAGTATGATGAATATTCCAAACAATGCGCTATGAACGCTATGGGAGCTATATTCCAGTTAGTTCAGAATACAGACAAAGCAGATATGAATAACCTTAATAATTCCAATCTGAGAGAAGTTGTTGCTCAGTGTGCAAGCCTTAAGTTGAATGCCAATGCGGTTCCAAGAGAAGTTTATTTCCAGTTGAGGAGTAAACAGATTAACGGTCAGTGGGTAAAAATGGTTGAAATGGGTGTCGAGGGTGACGGAAACGATGCGCTTTTGAGGCAGTTTGGAAACGGAATTGATACCGTATATCCAGTATGGCTTGTAAAAGAGGGTGATGATTTTACATATCCTCGCAGACGTGGAATTAATGTAGAACCAGCAGAATGGACACCTAAGGGATTATCAGACAAGACCGTTCGCGTGGTATATCCAATCAAATTGAAAGACGGCTCGGTTGATTACTTGATTGCCGAAAGAGAACCAGTAAGAACAAATTTGATCGCTCACATCAAAAACAATATGCTGAATGAAACATTTGGAATTTGTGCTGATAGATACAAATCCACACCAAAGCAGAAAGAGGAAATCAAGGTTAAAAAAGCTGAAATTTTATCTGCTATTCGTGAGTGCGAGACACTGGAAGACATTCTGAATTGTGAGGTTGCAAAACCATATATTAGTGCTGCTTGGCTTGATACACCGGAGGCAATGATTATCCGTAAGATGCGTAATAATGCGATTAAGAAGTTTCCAAAGAATCTCAACAGTATGGCATCAAATTCATTATTACAGCTGGATGAAACATACAAAGCATCACAGGAAGAGATTACGCAGAACGAAAACTCGCATGAATTTGTAGTTGAAGATGAAGCTGTAGTAGCTGAATCTGAAGCTGTTGAAGTGGAAACACCGGAATTTGCAAAGGAGTAGCCATGATAGTTCAAATGAAAAACTTAGAAGATGCCATTTCTGACATGAAGAATGGTAAATACGACTTTACAAAAGACGGTGAATGTATTCAATGTGGCGCTTGCTGTTCGAACTATTTACCAATGACTAAACGTGAAGTTGCGAGAATCCATAAGTATATCAAAGACAACAATGTAAGGGAATATCAGCATTTATTCCCAGTAGCAAAAGAAGTTGTTGATATGACATGTCCGTTCATGGATGATTCAAAGTTAAAAGAGAAATGCAGAATTTATCCGGTTCGGCCGGAGATTTGCAGGCAGTTTAATTGTTCAAAAGATAAAAAGCCATTTGATGGTCGTGGACAGAAATATGATGTTGTAGATGTTAGGAGGGAGTTTTTCGGTGATAGTTAAAACGATTGGTTCTGGAAGCTCCGGTAACGGTTATGCTCTGATTTCGGGGGGAGATATTCTTCTCCTGGAATGCGGAGTACCGGCTAAGGAAATGCTGAAAGCTATTGATTATCAGACTTCCAGAGTAGTTGGTTGTATTGCGAGTCATGTCCATTCTGATCACGTTGGTTTTATCAAACAATATATGCAGTACGGCATCAAAGTTTACACGTCGGATGAGGTGCAGTTAGATATTGAAACAATTATGGGTGAAAAGACAATCGGATTGCAACGCATGAAAAGAAAGAATCTTCTTGGTTGCTTTTCAGTTATCCCGTTCCATGTACCACATGGTGAGACAGAGTGTGACGGATGGCTGATTGATACGGCAGAGGGACGTGTTTTATTCATCACAGACGCAGAGTATTGCCCGTATGATTTCTCGAAAATGAACATCAATTATGGACTAATCGAATGCAACTACTCTGAGGATTATCTTAGTGCAGATGATAGTGGTTCTAAAAACCACCACGTATTAACCGGACATTTAGAGTTGCAAACGTGTAAACGGCTCATACAGAGCATTAACAATAATAGCCTAAGAAGCATAGGCTTGATACATTTAAGTGCCGGGAATGGCAATCCACAGCGTTTCAGAAGCGAGATAAGCGAGCTGGTTGACTGTGATGTGGACGTGTGGGTTGCAGAAAAAGGCAATGAGAAAGAATTTAGGTTAACACCATTTTAGGAGGGAATTGCGATTGAATACAGTAATTATATATGCTGCATGTGCAGTAATGGAATTTTCTTGCTTTAGAATGGCAAGCGACAAAGTATCTAAAGGCTTGTTTTTAACAGCTTCAATTTTATTTGCATTATCAGCGATTTTACGCTTGATATAGAGAAAGGTGGAATGACTTATTAATAAAGTAATTCTTATGGGACGCCTCACACGCGATCCAGAAATCAAATACACACAGGGTGGAAATTCTATGGCAATTGCGAGATACACACTGGCCGTAGACAGACGATTTAAAAGAGACGGAGAACCGACAGCAGATTTTATAAATTGCGTTGCGTTTGGAAAAGGCGCTGAGTTTACTGAAAAGTATTTTCGACAGGGTTTAAAGGTTGTTGTGACCGGACGTATCCAGACAGGAAGCTACACGAACAAAGATGGACAAAAGGTATATACAACAGACGTTGTAGTGGAAGATCAGGAATTTGCGGAAAGTAAAGCTACGAGTCAGCAGAATCAGCAGAAACCAAGCGGACCGGCTCCGGATAACTCAGATGGCTTCATGAATATTCCAGACGGTATTGATGAAGAATTGCCATTTAGTTAAGCCTTAAGGTAGGTGATGTGATTTGATATTGATTAGTGATAAGGGGCAGCAGAAAGGAAAGCATCTTGATAAAGAGCGTTACTGGAGAAAACACGGGATAGAGGTATTGTATATGCCTCTTCCCTGTGGAGATTACATAATCGCCGATGATAAGGTTATGGATGTAATTAATCGAAAGAAAGAGCGTGGCATTCCAGTTAAAAAGATGGATTTTCTTGGGACATACAATGTGACTGTTGACACTAAGAAAGACATCCAAGAGCTGGTAGGAGACGTTTGTGGAAAGCAACACGCAAGATTCCGTGATGAATGTATTTTGGCTCAAAACAACGGAATTAAGTTGTATGTGCTGGTGCAGAATACGGGTGGATACCTTACAAGAACGAAAGATATATACAATCCGACAATTACTCGCTTGGAAGATTTGCATAAGTGGAAAAATCCAAGATTGTTTGAAATGAAGAATAGTAATGAGATTATCGGATATTACAGCAGTGGCAGACCTAAATATAAGCGTGTTCAAAAGAATCCAAATGCAACCAAAGGCGTCACCCTTATGAAGGCTTGTATGACCATGCAGAAAAAATACGGGGTTGAGTTTGTATTCTGCCACAATTCTGAACAAGGTGCAAGGGTAATTGAATTACTCCAGGAAGAGGTGAGTTAGGTGGCAGACGTAAAATGGGTAAAAATCACAACCGATATGTTTGATAATCGGAAGATTAAACGTATTCGGAAATTACCGGAAGGTAATAATATTATCCTCATTTGGGTGATGCTTCTGAGCCTTGCTGGTAAATGCAATGCTTCTGGAATGATTTTTCTGACTGAAAATATCCCGTACACAGAAAAGATGTTGGGTGATGAACTCGGATTTGAAGAGAGCGTAATTAAAGTCGCGCTGGCAGCACTTGAAAGTTTTGGAATGATTTGCAGAGATGGAGATCAGCTGTTTATAAGCAATTGGGAAGAGTATCAGAATGTAGATGGAATGGATAAGATTCGAGAGCAGACCAGGAAGAGAGTAGCTAACTATCGAAGCCGTAAAAAACAGGAGTTATTGCAGGAAAATCCAACAGATTGTGAGAGTAACGTTACGGTAACGCGTGATAACGCAATAGATATAGAAGAAGATATAGATAATAATATATGTTCATCGACAAGCGAGGAACATGTGCAAACAGACACTCGAAAAGAGGATTTTGAAAAGATTTACGCAATCTATCCGAAAAAACGAGGAAAGTCCAGAGCGTATCAATTATATTGCCAATGGTTAAAAGGAAGAATGATTAACGGCGAAAGAGTTAAGTTGACCAATCGGCAAATGTACATCGGTGTAAGAAATTATGTCAGACAACAGGAACAAGAGCAACCTGATCAACAGTATTGGAAAAATTTTGACACGCTCATGGGACAATCACTCCTTGATTACTTAGAAGAGGAGCGTCAGACAGATGAGTGATATGGTTGAAAAGTCAGTTGTATGTGCGATTTTAGTGGATCCCGATTCCTTGAGCACAATATACGAACAGGTGAAGCCGGAAATGTTTGCCAATCCATTTTGCCAAAGCATGTATGTTGAAATTTTACGAGCATATGATACTGGTCGGCAAATTTCCATGATTGAGATTGCTCAAAAAGTGCAGAGCGATAATCTGCCACTGGAATATATTGTGGAAGAACTTAAGGGTATCATGCCAGATGTTCACGCTTACAAGATTCGCAATTACGCGAATGCACTGGTGGCTGATTACAAGACTAGGCGTTTGAATAAAACATTATCGCAGACAGTATTGAATGCTGGAACGATTGATAATCAAATCGGCGAATTGATGCAAGAACTGGAAGCCCTAAAAGCGAACGACACTGTAAAGATTCGACCACTCAAAGATGTGGTCGATGAAGAACAGGGCAAGTATTTCAAGGAACCGGAAGTTGAGCCGTTGTATACAGGATTTGACAGACTGGACGATGCTCTTGGCGGACTGGAAGGCGGAGATATGATTGTTGTTGCAGCGCGTCCGGCAGTTGGTAAATCAGCGCTTGTTACTCAAATTTCAATGAATTTGGCTAAGCAGAATAAGAGAATTGCATATTACAACCTTGAGATGTCTGACAAACAGGTCTATGAACGTTTGGTGTCCAGAACAGGCGGTATTGATCTTACGAGACTTCGGAGAGCCAGAAACTTCCTTGGAGATGAGAAAGAGAAATTTAGTAAGGCAAATGAAGAATTGAGAGAATCACCTGTATTTCTTAGAAGTGGTTCTGTATCGGTTGGGGAAATCAGAAATGAATGTAAACACATGGATTTCGATTGCATCATCATTGATTACATTCAGCTTTTGCGGACCGATGTTCAATATCAGAGCAGAGCAAGTGAGGTCGGTGCTATATCAAAGGCGATTAAAGCCCTTGCTATGGAATTGAATATACCAATCATAGCATTGTCACAGTTGAACAGGGCGAGCGAAATGAGAGCAGATAAGGAGCCTACAATGGGTGAACTGAGAGAGGCTGGAGATATTGAGCAGGACGCAAGTATCATTATCATGCTATGGAATATCTACGACAAGAAGAAAGGCTTAAAGGTTGAGAAGAACCGACAGGGAACATTGATAAAAGAGGTTATTATTTTTGAGGGCAATAACATGATGTTCAAGGAAACAGATGAATCATTAAAAGATATTGCCAAAGGCTTTCGAGAGGTTCAAGACGCCACTCCGTTTGATTAGGTGATATGAATGGCTAGAAAGAATATACAGAGTGGTACGGAAGAATTTGAGCTTTTCAAAGACTTCTGGAATATGTACAAAGACAATGCAACCGTTGAAGATGCAGATGAGTATATCAATAAGATTATTTCTGATGCTGATAATTTTTACAAAAAGTATGGTTCGCCATTTGCAAAAGAACTGGCTGTAGCGTTCGTAAATGAAATAGATAGAAAGATGATGGAGGAAAAGAAACATGGATAAAGTATTGAAGTTAGCAAAAGAACTGGTAGCAGCAATCGAAGAAGAGGGGCAGAAAAACAAGGTGATGCTGAAAGATATCCCGGCTGGTGGAAAGTTTGAGACAGGCATCGGAAGATTCATTGTTCTGGAGCAGAAGGCAGATTGCACGGTAGTTATCACAGAAGGATTATATCGTAAAAATGAAGAATTTGACGATGATTGTACTGATTACAAAAAATCTTCTTTGAGAGAACTGTGCGATGGCGAAATCCTCAATGAATTTGTCGCTGAGTTCGGAGAAGACAATATCTGTGAAAATGAAGCAGGATTAGTAACAGTTGATGGTCAGGAAGTTTTTGGAAAGCTTCTGACAAAGGTAAGACCAGTAACATTCGATGAGGGACGTAAATACAATGAATTATTAGTCAACAAGGAACTGACGGATTGGTACTGGACATGCACCTCTTGGAGTACAGCGGAAAGAGATTGGCCATATTCAGTAGCGGTTGTTTCCCCGTCCGGTGGCATCAACTGCAATGGCTACTTCCGCAGTGGCGGGGTTCGCCCACTTTGTATCTTAAAATCTAATATCTTTGTATCTTGTGAGGAAGATTATGATTAATGGCAGAGAATGATTAGTGGTCTAAAAAGCAGAAAGAGAAGCGAGAAAAGAAGAAACGAAAGTTTTGGTTTAGGAGGAATAGAAAGTGAATAAAAAAGAAGTATTGGAAATCAGAAAACAATTCACACCGGAAAATTGCGCGATTACAAGAATTTCCGGTTGTTATGTCAATCACGACAAAGAAAAGAAAATGCAGAAAACGGAGGCTTTTCTGTCCCTCCCGGAAGAACAGGCTTTTAAGTACTTTGACATTTTCAGGAAAACATTATCCGGGAACATTGGAAAGAATCTCTTGAACCTTGGATACGCAATAGATGCTGCAAGAAATGGAGATCCAGAGGGAGAAGCACACTGGATGCTGATGGAACTTCGAAAAAGCAAGTTAACCGATAGCGATTTGCTTGATGCTATCTATGACAAAATCATTGAATCATATGACTGTGACGAAAATTACTACATTGTGCTTATTCATGCAGCCTATGACGTGCCTGGAAAGACATCAGATGGAGTGGAGATGGAAGATGCATCAAATGAGGTATACGACTTCATTCTTTGCAGTATCTGTCCGGTAAAACTCTCGAAAGCCGGACTTTCATTTAATGGCGAGAGTGTCGAGGAAAGAATTCGCGATTGGGTGGTCGATATGCCGGACAAAGGTTTTCTGTTCCCAGCTTTTAATGACAGATCAACAGATATACATAGCCTGTTATATTACACAAGAAAGAGTGCAGAAGTACAGGAGTATCTTGTAAGAGATGTGCTTGGTATTGATGTAGTTGCATCAGCAGACGAGCAGAAAGATGTTTTTGCAAAGTTCTTGGAAGATGTACTTGGAGAAAATGTAGATTTTGATACGGTAAAAGACATCTATGATGGCATCAATGAAGCAATGGTTGAACATGAGTATGATCCAGAACCGTACAAGATGGATAAGAACGGTTTGAGAAAGATTCTAGAAAATTGCAGTGCTGTGGAAAGTGATACATTCGATGAGGCTTATAGAGAAAATATAGGCAACATGGAAATTATGACATCAAATATCTGTGACAGAAAAAATATTTCGATTCAACTTGCAGATGGGAAAATGATGATTGCAACAGAGAGTATCAGTGATGTGACAACAACAGAAATTAACGGAAGAAAGTATATTGCCGTTCCGGCGGAATATGTGGAAATTAACGGAATTATGGTGAAAGCGTAGGTGCGGGATATGAAATATAAAGTTGGAGATAAAATTAAAATTGTCAGAGCAACTGCTGGTTGTTATGGTGCAGAAGGAAAAATTGGGACAGTAACGAATAAGCCTTCTACAAATGGTCTTAGTTATAACAGAGACGGTTTTAACGTGGATTGTGGTTATGGACCTGTTTGGAGAATTGGTTTTGAGTCGGAGTGCGAGCTATTAGACGAAGAACTGACAGCGGAAGAAGCAATTAAAATTCAAGCTGAAATGTGTAGAGGTATCATGTGTAAAGACTGTGCAATCGACAGGCTTAGATGTGACTCACGTTGCGGATGTGACGAATTTCGTTCAAAGAATCCCGACAAAGTACTTGAAGTTCTTAAACAGTGGAAGAAAGACCATGAGAAGAAAGAAGTTGAGGTTGAGTTTGTCGATGTTATCAGAATTATTGAAGATACTGGAGACATCAAGAGATGTGTGCATGAAGAGAGAATTGACGTTGTGTTTTCTGAAATTAATGCAGAGATAAAAAGAGTCTTAAAAGACTGGTGCAAAGACCATGACGGTGAATTCTTTGCAGTGCTGGAAAGCAGATGCGTAGTAAAGGAGTAGCCATGAACACAGGAGAAAAGATAGATTACATGATTCAGTGCTTACAGGTGGCAAAAGGAGAAGCCATGTTTTTGGACGAATACGATTCTAAAAACTGGGAAACCGATATGAGATGGTTATCTATGCACAGAGCGCCAAATAAAGCATTAATTAAGGATAACCTTAGAAATGTGGCAAGAATGGGATTCCTGGTAGCAAATGAGGTGAAATGATGATTAGAAAATTGATAGAAGAAATTATTGAAAAGTATTATCGGGAAGACGGTGAATACTATTCAAGAGATCGTGAAGATGAAAGCGGAAACGATTTGGAGATGGATGAAGAAATTAAATCCGCACTGGAAGAAAAAGGAATTCAGTTCAAGGTTGAATTTGAATATGGATTTTCTTCGCCGGGTTACGACAATGATTTTCTGGCTATTGCATGGATAGAAGCGGATGGCACGTTGGAACTTACAACGGTATTGTTAGAAATTAAATAAATTACAGAAAGGAGACGGAGCTCCGGCCGGGCAAAGATATATCGGCTCCTTTCGAAGATATGAAAGATTTAATTATAGACGCCTTTGCCGGTGGCGGGGGTGCATCGGTCGGAATTGAGATGGCACTTGGTAGACCGGTAGACATTGCCATTAATCATGATCCGGATGCCATATTGATGCATAAGACAAACCACCCGGACACACTTCATCTGACCGAGGATATTTTCAAGGTCAACTTAAAGAAATATGTAAAAGGACAGCATGTGGCTCTTATGTGGGCGAGTCCAGATTGTACAAGCCATTCAAAAGCAAAGGGTGGCAAGCCGAGAGAAAAAGGACTTCGGATTCTTCCGTGGGCGGTATACAAACATGCAAAGGAGATTCTTCCAGATGTGGTGTTGATGGAAAATGTAGAAGAAATACAACAGTGGGGTCCGTTAGACGAAAAAGGTTATCCAATACCGGAGAGAAAAGGCGAGGATTACAAGAAGTTTATTACGTCAATGAAGAGTCTTGGATATCGTTTCGGGAGTAGAGAGTTGGTAGCTGCTGACTACGGAGCACCGACCACAAGAAAGAGATGGTATGCAGTATTCCGTAGAGATGGACTGGAAATCAGATTCCCAAAGCAGACTCACAGTGCAGACGGCATCGGATTTGAGAAGTGGAAACCTTGTGGAGATTACATTGACTGGTCAGACCTTGGAAGTTCGATATTTGAGCGAAAGAAACCACTTGCAGAAGCTACACAGAAGAGAATAGCGAACGGAATCAAGAAATATATTATCGATGCAGAATCTCCTTATATCGTGAGGAACAGAGAAGCACTTGCATACATCATCCAGTATCACGGAGAGACAAGAGCTGGTGATTCAAGAGGGCAGCTTTTGACAGAACCGATCAAGACGATTGACACATCAAATAGATATGGACTTGTGACAGCATTCATTACGAAATATTACAAGACCGGCATAGGTCAGAGCTGTGGCGAACCGCTTCATACAATTACGGCATCGCCAGGGCACTTCGGATTGGTATCTGCTTTTCTTATCAAATATTACGGTGCCGGATGTGGTCAGCAACTTGATAAGCCATTAGGAACGATTACCACAAAGGACAGGTTCGGACTTGTGAATGTGATATTGGACATTGATGGAGAGAAATATATCATATCAGATATTCTTTTGCGAATGTTGAAACCGGAAGAGTTGAAGCTGATGCAAGGATTTCCAAAAGATTACATCATTGATAGGGATTATAACTGGAAAAAATACCCAATATCAAAGCAGGTTGCGAGAATTGGAAACAGTGTAGTGCCGATAATGGCACAGAAACTGGTAGAAGCGAACTGCCCGTATCTGAAAGCCGGAGAACGTATGCCGAACATGAGAATTGACGATACACAGGAACAATTAAGATTTGCGTAGGTGAGAGGAATGAATATTGAATTAAAAGAGATAGACAAAGACACATTAAAAGTTGGAGATTTGGTTGGAATTGCAAGAAAAGTGAGCTACGGATGGAAATCATCATTCCGGCATCAGTTAATTACTACGGCACAAATCATAAGAATCACTCCAAAGCGAACAAAGTTCTTCACAGATAAATTCGGAGAACATGACAAAGGAGAAATTTTTTATGAGCCAGATTCAAATGCAGTGAAAGAAAACCATTTAGCCATGTTGTTCGATGGTTTTCAGCGTGGAGTGTACGAGTTAAATGAATTTAAAAGAAAAGAAGGGATTGGAATTATTAATGACAGCGACTTGCTTATAGTCGCAGAGCATATGAAAGCAATTACAGAGATTTTGGAAAAGTATAAAGAGAAATAGGGTAGCAGCTAAAAATAGCAGCTAAAACACCAGGCAGCCGATTATTATTCGGTGGTCGGTTGCCAAGAAAGGAACGAAATGAAGAAAATACTTGATGCATGTTGTGGAAGTCGTATGTTTTGGTTTGACAGAGAGAATCAAGATGCCGTATTCGCAGACAATAGAGAACTTGAAACAACATTGTGTGATGGACGAAATCTTCTGATAAAGCCAGATGTAAAGATGGACTTCCGGGATATGCCTTTTTCGGACAATACATTTAAGATTGTGGTGTTTGACCCACCTCATTTGAAACAAGCCGGTAGTGAATCGTGGCTTGCTAAGAAATATGGAGTTCTTCCAAAGGACTGGAAAACATATTTGAAAGCCGGATTTGATGAATGCATGAGAGTATTGGAACCGGACGGAATACTGGTTTTTAAGTGGAACGAGGAACAAATAAAACTGAATGACGTGTTAAAAGAATTTGGAAAGAAACCATTACTTGGAGACCAGAGAGGGAAAACACGTTGGATATTGTTTATGAAATAGGTGGAAAGGAACGAATTATGAGTAGTGTATTTTATGGCGGAACACCTATAGAACAGGTGAACTTTGAAGAAGAGTTCGACAAAGAGATTAGGGCACTTGCCGATAAGGTTGGCGAACTGAAAGCAAAGAAATATACAGGGGAAATTAAAGATTACCGATATTGGACAATCAAATTAGCCAGAGCAAATAAGGCGTTGGAAGTAGGAACTGTATCAATGGATTAGAAAGGAACGAATTATGATTGATTTGGAGAGAGAAAAGAGTAATTTCCGCAATCACGTAGCAACATTCACAGATTATGGAAATATCAAGATACTTGATTTCAAGCGACCATATAGTAACGAATATCGAATCAGATTTCTTTTTGAGGAAGATTATTACAGATTACATATTTCCGGTGACTTAGGCGAGCTGACAGCAACAAATTACAAAAACATGACTTATGAGGGTTTTTCTGATTATGTCGATAATACTGGATATTTCAAAGGGAAAATAGATTGCATGAATAGAAGTCTGTATTACTGGGATGAAGATAAAGCGAAAAACGATTTGTGGGCAACTCTAGAAGAAGCCGGAATTGATCTGGGAATGGAAGATGAAGTGGACGACATTTTATGGCATTTTGACATTGATAGCGGACTTACTGAAGAAGGTGTAGAAAAGCTTGAAGAATTCGTTCCGGATTGCTGGGAATTGGCAGAAGAGATTGGAAGAGAAGAAACGGGCGTTATTGAGCTGTATATGCTTGCATTTAAGTTAGCAAAAGCACAGATAGAAGAAAGAGAGAAGAAAGCTAATGGGAAAGGTAAATAAAGAATTTCAATGGCGTATGCAAGGTATCCTTCACGCCAGAGAAGTTGTGTCAAAAGACGGTCTTGAGGGACTGGATAAAGAAATTAAGATGCGTGGTTTTCTGCAAGCACCGTTGGTATACAGCAAAGGTCAGATTGATGGTTGGTGGGATGAATTATCAACGAACCTATATGCCACAATGACCACAGTTGCTGGAATGGTGTTGCGAGAGCATTTCGGGTTCGGAAAGCAAAGACTTCTTAAGTTCAGAAACGAATTTCAGAATACGACCAAAAGTGCGCTGGATCTCGATTACCTTGGAAGCCATTATGTGACGCTTGAGGACTATGCAAACGAGCTGAATGAACAATTTGACATGGGAATCGATGTAAGCCGTGTGAGAAATTGTCAGGGCAGTTATGATGATACCGATGCAAAGTTTCGAACTGTAAAATTGGACAAGGTTCTTGAGGAGCTGAAAGCTGGTGGATTTGAAGACGCAGCGCAATTCCTGGAAAAGAAGGTGGCATAGTGAACGAAATGTTCTGTGACAAAGAAAACTTGAAGAAATTAATAGAGACTTTTGAAAAGCACCGGAAAGACCATTCGTTAATCGTGTTAATCCAGACAAAGGATTTGGAATCCGTTAATTTAAATAAGATTCCAAGCAATATTTATTTTATTCCGGATCCTCACTTAAATTTCGGAGAGTTATATATATTGAAAAATGAATTGAAAGACAATGCATGGAACTTGATTCAAAAGGGTGAAATAAACTTTAAGAGGGGTGAATTTGATGGGGTGCATGCTTAAGTGTATAGAAAACGAAGACAATCATATGTGTTGCCTGGAATGCCCGGACTTTGATGGTTGCCCAGTTCAGTGTGAGTTTTTGGACAGCTGTGAATTTGTAGAGAATTGTCCGAATTACGTGAAGGAGGAAGAGGAATGAAATTAATGTAATGAATCCAACTCGGACATACAAGGTTATCTGTGATGGAGCAGTTGCGGAGTTTGAGCCAGACGAAGAACTCCCGGATATTATAGCGGAAGCTGAGTTGATAAGAAGCACAAAGGATAAAGAAACAGGATGCGTTGTATTCGAAATCAAATCAGAGGAGGGAGAACATGAGAATCATTAGTCAGAGCGGATTACTGGATGTGCCTTATGAATTGATTGCAATTTCACCATATTCAGGAAATATGGCAACAATCGTTGGAACGTTTCCGGGGAATGACCTCGGCAAAGGAGATAGAGTTTATATTTTAGCCGAATATTCCACCGAAGAAAAAGCAATCAAAGCTATGGAAATGTGCAGAGATAAATATCTTTCCAGAATGGAGCTAGAGGGTGGGTATGACGTTGTAAACGGTTGCTACGTACAACCTAATTACTGGGTATTGCCTAAAGTATTTCAGTTTCCGAAAGATGAGGAGGTGCAAATATGATTATTTTATTATTTTTCGTTTTTTTAGGTTTGACGATTTTGGCTATATTAGCAGATGGAGAAGAATTAGCATTCATTCCGCTTCTTGGAGTATTTGTGTGTTTGATTGCAGCTATTGTTTTATGTATAGGTGTAAAAGATGGGGCGGTTATAGATGAAAAGATAGCAATGTACAAAAAAGAAAATACTAAAATAGAAAACCAAATGGACGTACTTGTATCGCAGTATATGAAATTTGAGACGGATACATACGGAGAATTGAAAAATGAAAGTTCTATTACACTCGTATCGCTGTATCCAGATCTAAAATCAGATGAACTGGTAAAAAAGCAAATTGAGGTATACGAATCAAATAATAAAGAAATAAGGGAAATGAAAGAAAAGAAGATAAATTTAAAAGTGTTGAAATGGTGGTTATATTTCGGAAAGTAGGTGTGGCAAATGAGATATACGGAATATCATGCTGGGAAAGCAGTAATCAAGGACAGGAGCTTACTGGCAGAAGCTATGGAGAAGCTGGCAAGGCTGGAAGATGCTGAGGAAAAGGACAGGCTTGGTCAATGGATTCCGATAAATGAGAGATTGCCGGAACCGTAGAAGGAGGGCGAAGATGAATAATCAGCAAGCAATAGATAGATTAGTGAAACATCTTGAATGGGGCTGGTCTGAGGAAACAGTAGATGCTATTGGAATGGGGATACATGCACTGAAAGAAACTCAGTGGATTCCATGCAGTGAGAGGTTGCCGGAGGATAACACGGATGTAATTGTATGCTTTTACAGCGGAACAGTAACTGAGATGAGATATTGGGGAAATGGAATCTTTCAAGGAATCTATGAACATACGACAAAAGTAATTGTTGCCTGGATGCCGTTGCCGAAACCATATAAAGGAGAATGATATGAGTGAATTAAAACCATGTCCGTTTTGCGGTTGCAGAGACAGGAGAGTAGGAATCCGTAGGATGGGCAGTAATGGATATATAGTTTGCTGTTCAAGGTGCGGAAGTCTCGGACCTCATGTGTCAGTGAAGGAATGGAACGGACAGAAGGAAATAGCACAGAAAAAAGCAATAGAGAAATGGAATGAAAGGCTGTGAAATAAATGAGACTAATTGATGCGGATTTACTGATGAAAAAATGCGAGAAATGGTTAAAACCGAAAGCACTAGACGAAGATGAAATGGTTTCGTTGGCAGATATTGCGGTATCCATGCTTATGGAAATAGAAGAACAGCCAACAGCGTTTGATGTGAAAAATGTCATTGAGCAGCTTGAAGAAGGAAGTGAGCAGTCTTTTGTGGATTTTAAAAGTTATGCAGAAGAACATGGAATAGACAATGACTATGAAGATTGGTTTTATCGAGGATTAATCAGAGCTATAGAGATTGTTAAAGGTGAAAGAGATGAAGAATAAAGAGAAGTATGCAAAAGAGATTATAGAGCTTGCTTGTGACGGATACAGTATTGCGATAGACAAAAAAAGTGGACGTATCGCTCCTTGCGGAGCGTCTTGCTGTGCTGATTGTCTGTTTTGTGAATTCGATTGTCATGAAAAAACAAGAGAATGGGCAGAATCAGAGTACATCGAAAAGCCAGTGATAAGCAAGAGGGATAGAGCGTTTTTGGAGTATCTCAGAGATAGATGGAAATACATGGCGAGAGATAATATATCAAATGCAGTTTATGTATTTACGGAAATTCCAGAGAAAAGCGAAGGCGGACATTATGCTTACACGGGCGAAGCAAGAAGAATTTCTAGTGACTTCAACGTTGTTTTTCCGATGGTCAAATGGTCAAATGATAAACCGTGGCTTATTGAGGACTTGAAGAAGTTGGAGGTAGTAGAAGAATATGAAAAGCATTAAAGAGATAAAGGAAAGCGGTAAAGTTTGGAACATTGAAAACTTTGGAGTGATGGCATGCGGACTGATAAAGCTACCAGATTGCGGAGGGTGTTCCGTAGTGTTCGGAGACAATGAAAACGGATATGAGCATGTGAGCGTAAGTCCGAGACATAAGTACAAGACTCCTACATGGGAAGATATGTGCGTACTGAAAGACATTTTCTGGCATGAGGAAGAGGAAGCTTACCAGATCCACCCAAAGAAGTCAGAATACGTGAATGTACAAGAAAACTGTTTGCACTTGTGGAAACCTGTAGGACATGAATTAGGAGAGCTTGTGAAAGGAGAATAAGCATGGCAAAAATATTTAAAGTAAGCGGGTATTTTGTGGATGCGAATGGTGTGGTTGATAAAGAAAAATTTGAAGGTAGGTTGGAATCGCTTGAAGATTTATTTTTGCAGCATCTTCACATTGAAGAATTTGACATTGGAGAATGGGACGAAGAAAGCACTTTGAATTACGACAACTGTGACCTTGCAGATTGTGAGAAATACTTCAAGAGAAAAGTTCCAGTAGATAACGATAGAAATGTTACGGCAGGACAAGTCTACAGACATTTTAAGGGACATATAGTTAAGGTTTTACATATCAGCCAGGATACAGAAGCACCGGGGCAATTTTATGTAGTGTATGAATGTGAGGACGGAGCTATTTGGAGCAGACCTTACGGAATGTTTGTGAGTGAGGTTGAGCATGAAAAATATCCAAACGTAAAGCAGAAGTATAGATTTGAGTTAGTGGGAGGAGCTGAGATAAATGAATAATACAGAGCTTATAGAGCGTTTGGTTAAACTGGAACGCTCAATGGTTGAAAGAAGAAATGATGATATAAAAGCGTTTAAGGAGAAACAAAAGAAAGAGCTTGTAGATTACGAGCTTAAGGAAATATGGGAATCAAACGGATACAGCCAGGCTCTGGTTGATGTGAGGAATATTTTGAGAGGAGAATTACAAAACGACGAAGGAGTTGAGGATAATGAGCGACAGTAAATGCCAACGCCTCGATGCCATATCAGGCCGTGACCAGATGGCAGAGAAGCCACCAACGGAAGAAGCGAGCAGACGGTTTAGAACGCCTGTATGCTATGAGTTTTTAGATTATTTATCGAGAATGAAAAGAAAAAGAAATACGGAGGAATAGAGCGATGAATGCAAATGAATATCAGAAATTAGCAATGAGAACAAATGATAGAGAGGCGACAAAGAGACTACTTGAAAGCATGTTGACATGTGATATGAAATACTTATTATCACAGAATCTTGTGTTTGAAGACGAACAGCACTTAGATTTAGGCGGTATTTTCAATGCTTGCCTGGGACTGTCCGGTGAGGTCGGTGAGTTCAACGACATGATAAAGAAATGGGTGTTCCACGAAAAAGAGCTGGATATGGAACGCGCAAAGAAAGAAGTGGGAGATGTGCTTTGGTATGCGGCTATGATGTGTGAATCATTCGGATGGGATATGGATGAAATCATGCAGATGAACGTGGATAAGCTTAAAGCACGATATCCAGAGGGATTTGACGTGGAAAGAGCCAATCATAGAGCGAAAGGAGATGTATAAAATGAGTAGTATCCGGCCAGAACACTACAAACAGACAAGCCTTGAATGCTTCGATGTTTTGAGAATAGCACTTGGGAAAGAACGTTTTATTGGATTTTGCCTTGGAAATGCAATCAAATACCTTTGGAGGCATGAGCATAAAAATGGATATGAGGACCTCGAAAAAGCTGGTGTGTATTTGGATAGGGTAGATAGGCTCATTTCTGATGATAGTACGTCATATAGGGATGGTGAATTGTATGAGGCATTAAGCAACATACATCTACATGAGCTTGAAAAGTACAAAGAAAGGACTGAATAATTTGTATCTCAGCAAAGAACAACGCAACGGAATGGAAGATCACCATGCGGAAATGGCAGAAAATCCACCTAACCAACATGCATATGAGAAATTCAAGCGCAAAGCATATCAAAGTGTTAGCGTGGAAGAATATTTGCGAAAGCGCAATCATGATGTAAAAAAGAAAATATAAGACAATGGGTGAGTGAGCTTTGATAACAAAATAAAAACAGGTACCGGACAAGAATCTTTGGCGAGATCTCCGGTACCCATTCACCTAAGAAGAGTATAGCATAGTTCATCTTCTTAGGCAATTGCTAGGAGGGTAAATTATGCAGACACAGAAAGAAATCGTAAGAGATAGCGTATTGGCAACTATGAGACCATATCTGAATGCAGTCACTATGGATATTCTGAATCAAGCGATTGTAAGCGCAATGGCTCATGTTGATGTTGTGGAGACAGAGACATTACCTGCAACAAATGAGAATACGAATAACTATATACTAAATGTTTATATGACAAAGAAAGTTCCAAAGCTGAGCAGGCAGACATCAAAATATTATCTGGAGACTATCAGACATTTTATTCAGTTCACGAATAAATCCTTGTTGGATGTGACAGATATGGACGTAGAGCTGTATTTGCAGTGGTATCATGCGACCGGTTTTCGTGGAGCTGGAAACATTGCATCAACCGTGAATAACGAAAGACGTAACCTGTCAGCATTCTTTACCTGGATGCGAAAGCAGAAGATGATAAATGAAAATCCAGTAGACGGCGTAGAACCATTTGCTGAGATTGAAAAGCCAATTGAATTTCTTGCTGACTGGGAAATGGAAGCATTGCGTGATGCATGCCGGACCGAGGTGAACGGAGTAACTAATTTCAAGGAATACCGTGAGCATCTGAGAGACAGGGCTGTATTAGAATTCTTCCGAAGCACTGCTATTCGCGTTTCTGAGTGCGTTCCAATCAATAGGCAGGACATTGACTGGCAAAAGGGAGAAATCCTCATTTACGGGCAGAAAACGCGTGCATACAGAACCGTGTGTTTGGACGATGTCGCAAAGTATCATTTGAAAAAGTATTTGGATAGTAGAAAAGACAACAATCCAGCGTTATTCGTGGCAACAAAAGGAGAGCACAGCAGACTTGCTAAGAGTGGACTGGAATATGTGATTCGTACAATCGGAGAGAAGTCAATCCTTGACAGGCGCATTTATCCGCATCTATTCCGAAAGACTACGGCAACGAATATGGTCCGCCGTGGCTGTCCTCGTGACTTGGTCGCATTTTATCTTGGACATAAGAACGGGAACACAAAGACACTTAATACGCATTATGCAGCTACGGATCCAGCACAGGTTATTCAAGCATTTCGGAAATATGGAGCTGTTGCGTAAAACTATTTACTATTATAAATTGGAGGTTTTATCATGAATGATATAAAAATTTTTAACTCAGAAGAGTTCGGAGATATCCGGACAGTACAACTTAATAATGAAATCTATTTTGTAGGAAAAGATGTTGCTAAGGCATTGGGGTATTCCAATACGAGAGATGCACTTGCAACGCATGTTACAGATGAGGATAAAAATACCGTCGTGATTTCCGACGGAAAAAGAGGAAATCCAAATCAAACAGTCATCAACGAGTCTGGCTTATATGCTTTAATCTTCGGAAGCAAGCTGGAATCCGCAAAGAGATTTAAGCACTGGGTAACAAGCGAAGTGCTTCCAGCAATTAGAAAGACAGGTTCTTATCAGATGTCAAAGCCAGAAGGGAAAGAGCTATTGGCAATGGCGGTACTGGAGGCACAGAAAACTATTGAACAGCAGAGTAGCGAAATTAAGCGCATGAAGCCTAAAGAAATTTTTGCTGATGCAGTATCAGCGAGCAAGACATCTATTCTTGTCGGTGAACTGGCTAAAATCTTAAGTCAGAACGGCGTAGAAATAGGGCAGAACAGGCTTTATACATGGCTACGCGATAATGGTTATTTAATTAAGCGAAAAGGCGTTGATTGGAATATGCCGACTCAGAAAGCAATGAATCTTGAATTGTTCGAGGTGAAAGAAACTGTGATAAATAATCCAGATGGCTCCGTCAAAATAAGTAAGACGACAAAAGTAACAGGCAAGGGACAGCAGTACTTTATCAATAAATTTTTAAAAGTGGCTTAAATAAAGGGGAGAGAGAAAATTCTTTCTCCTTTTTTAATTTTGGTATTGACATTTTATGTGTAACCATTTAATATAAGTGTGTAACCAATAAATGAAAGGAAGTGATTATATGTCACCAGCAAAAGGACGACCACCATCAAGAGACCCTAAGCGAAATGATACGCGTATACGGTTAACTGACAGTGAAGCAGAGAAGCTACAGTATTGTTCAGAAAAAACAGGATTAACCAAAGCTGATATAATCAGAAAAGGAATTGATTTGGTCTATGCTGAGGTTACAAAAAAATAGGACGTTGCCCGACTACCAATCAAAACAATGTCCTATCACATCAGAAGTTTCCTTCTATGAAATATTTTAGCATGGTAAGGAACTTCTTTCAAGAACTTTGTATTGAAAAGGAGATTATTATTATGCAGAAAGAAAACATGACTTTAGAAACAAGATTTGATGACGCACAGCGTGCTATTTGGGACATTCAAGCAGAGCTTGGAGACCTTGCAATGGCATTAGATGAAATCACAAATGATTATGACAGCAATCTTACTTTAAATGCACGGGACGCATTGGAATACGCTAATGGAAAAACAGATAGTAGTGTAGGACAAAAATCATGCGAATTCCTGTGTGAACATAAGCGTATTATGTGGCTTGTCCGTACCGCAAGAACGTATTGTGAACAGGCTCAGAAACTCTGTGAGGGGGCGAGTGCATAATGAATGAGATTATGGAAGCAACCGAACAGACACCGATTGAAATTGCACTTGGAATTGATGCAGATGGAATGACTACGGCAAGAAAGTTGTATGAATTTCTTGGAATGGACAACAAGAACTATTCCAGATGGGTCAAAAGCAATATTACGGAGAATCAGTTTGCAGAAGAAGGAACGGATTATTTTCACTCTTCATGTATGACGAGTGAACGAGGTAGAGGGAACTTCGCACAGGATTATAAGCTAACTGCTCAATTCGCGAAGAAGTTGTCCATGATGTCGAAATCAGAACGTGGAGAGCAGGCAAGAGACTATTTCACATCTGTCGAGGACAAAGCAAAAGAAATGATTGTTGCTATGCGTGAAGCATCAAAGGACCCAATGAAAATGCTCAAGTTGCATTACCAGGCAGTAGAACAGGTCGATAAGAAGGTAGATCACGCTATCGGGAAAGTTGATGCATTGGAAGAACGTTTTGATAAAATGGAGCGCGATATGCCAGTATTTACCATTGATGCTAAGAATATTCAGAGTGCTGTCAGAAAACGCGGAATTGAGGTTATGGGTGGAAAGGACAGCAATGCTTACAAGGACAATAGAGTTCGTGGAAGCGTGTATTCTGATATTCAATCTACATTAAAAAGAAACTTTGGTGTTAGAAAATATGAGGAGATTAAGCATCAGCAGGTAGATATCGCACTGGATATAATAGCAGCATATGAACCTCCATACATTCTAAAGGAAAAAGTTAATTATATTAATTCGCAATTGAATTTATTTTAATTTTTTTCTGGAAAGTTTTTTAGAATCGGCGCGTTTTTAGGGCGCGTTTTTAGGGCAAATTTTTGAGCCGAAATTTTTCGTCAAAAAAAGATGTCACCCCAAAATAAAAAGGTCAAAAATCTGGACGCTGGAAAAATTGTTCATTCTAGCGTCCTTTTTCTGACAATTCTGTTCGGGTATGTGATGTATAGAATAACTCTGTACACGTCTATTTCTGTCTGTATTGGCTTGTAATAGCGCAAGGCATTAATTCTATTGAGTACGCGTAAAACGTCTTAAAATCGAATATATACGCTTGTATCATAGCACTAATGACGGTGTGAAATTTTTTCTGTAAATTTAAATCTTCTATGATAATTGATGCGGCTTAACAGCAGATTTCTGTGGTTAAGCCGTTGTTTATTTAATAGCAAATTTAAATTGGTATGTCAAGAGCGCCCAGAGAAATCTGGGCGTATATTTACTCTTGACCGTGCAACTTTTATTG